GATTTTGCGTACCTTCTAAGATTTCTTTATAAAGATCTTCTTTGTCATAACTTGGATCGTCGAGCTTAATATTCAAGTCGTAGATAAGCGCCTCATCATCTTTAAATAAGCCATCACTTTGCAAAATTTTAAGCAGTGAATCATGCTCGTCTTTGCCTAAGTCACCATCGTTGTACGACTGTATGACCATATCGGTTGTAATCAAGCCTGGGTTTGTCACTATTTGATCTAATATGAATGTATGTTGTTTAGCCCATTCAACCTCTTTTAATTTAGTTTTTTGATCGTCTAATCTTTCTTGATTGTCTCTATAGGCATTCAACTTCTTAGCGCCATCAATGAGTATGGCTGTCTGCTCTTGCTCGGTTAATTGAATCTTTGACTCTGGGAATAAAGCATTTAAATGAGATCTACTATTAAAGAATTCAGAAGGGTTTTTATCAAACTCAAACAGAATATTAACACCAGATCCACCGGCTTCTTCTTGAATCATTGCCTCTTCCCAGACGGCTGTTTTATACAAATTAACGAGAAAACTACGCTCTTTTGTGGCTTTTTTGCCTTGTCCTGCCTTAGTTGCTAAAGCTGGCATATTTTCAAACTTGTTGGCTATGTAAGCTCGTTGACCTTGAACAATGGGGCCAACCTCTTTAATAAAGATATTCTCATCTACATTAGACTCGTACGCGTTTCTAATAGCAGACGTAATCATCGATTGCGTATCGCTTTCGTGTATGCGAATATCGTTAATAGCCTGCTGTTGCTTCTCTTGCTGTTGAAGCTGAAAAGTTGTACGCCAAACTTTTTCACCGTACTGAACAATTTTCTTATCAAAGAATAAAGCGGCTCTTTGTTTTAGAGTCGGGTCGTCTATGCCTTCTAATGTTACTTTTTTCCTTTCATTGACTAAAGCGCCAAATTTATTAAAATTAGTGCTATTATCAATAGACAAACGACCAACACTCTCAATAATATCGTTCTCTAAATCAGCAGAATAAGCATCAATCTGACTTTGATATTCCTGGTCTGCTTGATTTTGCATCTGACCAGAAAACGACTGTAATCTGCTTGCCAAAGATTTAAAGCTTTGCGCCTTGGCGTTAGAAACACCAGCAGGTGTCACCATTTCAGAGCGTTGGTATCTTTGAAATTCAGCCATTTTTAGTATCTACCTTTAGTTTTGCTTCCACGTTTTGATCTACTTGATCCGTAGTTAAGTAGACTTGATCCGGCACTCGCATAGCCAGATTGTCTTGCGTATTTACCAGAAGTTAATAAAGAGCTTGTTTTCATCGATAAATTAGCATCGCCCATAAGTTGATCGTAATCAAATTCTTCTCGATCAGCTTTCATCATCGCTGCTGGTGAACCCTCAAATGCTCTAACACCAGAAGCACCACGATAAGCATTCTGTGAAGCCAATGAAGATATTAAGCGCTTACGTCTTTGAATCTCCCGATCCTTGGCTGCAAATTCTTCTTGTTGTGCTTGCTGTTTATAAGCCGCAGCTTCTGCATTGCCTGCACGCACATCCATAATCATAGAGCCAGCGGTACTTATCCCCTGCCAGGCTCCGGACGATAGCCCTAAAAATCCAGTGCTTGCTGCTAAACCACCGGCTGCTGCTGTACCTGCAATTCCAACACCTAGTGAGCTTGCCATTGCTATTTCTGCTGCTGTTGCTACTGTTCCTGCTGTTCCTAACATTGCTATAAATTGACCCACCTATGCCTCCACTTCTAAGCCGATACCTAGCAACGTCATCGGTGCTGGATCCGCTTGTGTAATTTCTATTTGCGCTAAGTCTGTCCAACCTAGCAAAAACATTTCTTTAATACCGGTAAATGGCGTAACACCACCACCCAAATTCATTCCAAAACTACGATCAACCATATATTCACCGTTGACTGAAACCCCTATAGATTCATACAAATTAGCCTCGACTCGAACGATACGTTTCTTTCTTGTTAATATCGGCCCATCTTGGAAGTCTTGATTGACTGGCATAGTCTTAATCTTGGTGTTGTAATTCAAACCAACCTCAACATCAGCACCGGCCGTTAGCATGGTGATCGAGCCACCAGAAGGTGTTGCGCTAGTAACAACCGCACCATCAGATCTAACCCTGCACTCTTCACCATTAAGGTGAGTTAAGCCGGTAATGGTTTTACTGGATGTCTGTGTCTTTCTAACATTAGCATCCGTGTATGAGTCTGGGTCAACCTTCTCTAAATATCTTTTTGTAACGCCGTTGATTGTGCGCTTAACTAGAAAATAAACATCTTCAACTACCACCGATACACTTTCAATGGATCCGCTTGTTGTCCATTTAGTCCAACCACCGACCTCTTGCGCTCTAAGTGAGTTATAAACAGCCACTGTGCCGTCAGAATTGACGAAATAAACGTAGTTAGCGTCTGCTGAATCTGTACCCCTTAATGAGTCCATATCGACCGGAGAATTAAGCAAATGCGAAGCTAATAAAGAAACTGTGCCAGAGGTGTATGCGTCCTCTGCGTAAGCGTATAAAAACTCACGAACCGACTTACCAGTACGATCAACAAAGATTGTCGAACCATCGATTGATTTCGGTGGAATACTACTGGCGCCAAATAGAGTTTGTCGTCTTACCGCGCTCTTAGATGGTGTAATCGGAAGATCATTAATCGAAAACTCACCACCAGTTGTAAAGACTTGAAAGTGACGTCCAGCATAGACCGCTGTGATCGCATTCACCTGGTCTGTATCTAGCGTTAAGTCTAGCGCTTCATCGTCTAGGCCCGTACCAACATCATAATTAAAGAAATCATTTGTCACTGACCCCCATAATGTTTGTGGGCGAGATCTTGAGCCACCGAACCACAACCGACCTTGATAGAATGTAGCGCTTTTTGGCCAGCCTTTTGACGTACTCCAAACATTTACATCACCAGAACCGAAGTCATATTGTGGAATGTTTGTTAGTGCTATGTTAGATAACGCCCAAGAAGAATGCGTCGATCCACGAACCAGTTTTGCCGGCGCGTGATCCTTATGCAAAATAATCATGGTGTCGGCTGATTGAGTCCACTGTAATTCAAACAGTTGCGCTGTGGTATAAGTTGTTGTTACGTTAGCTTGAAACACATCGTCCCTATAGACTGCTATGTTATTGTTAGTAAAAACAAGTAGATACGTCTGCTCAACATTAAAAGCGAACGCGGCTAGACGAGCCTCAGTGTTAATTGCAGCAATGTATTTAAAACCAGGGCGACGTTTCATACCACCTTGAGGTAATGATTGTACGTTTTCAGCGATAGCCGCACCTTGGTAAAAGTGTTTAACATCTGTACGTGCTGCGAGTCGTGGATCTAATACTCCACTATTAAAACTTGTTTGTAAGTTTATAACTCTAGGCATTAGTAGCGCGCATCCACTAGTGGTGAGTCAATAATCGCATCAGACGGTCGTGCCTGCGAGTCGATATATTTAGCTCTTCTCAGTTGATCCTCATACATCTTGCGATATTCTGCTGCCTTGGATGAGTTGTCAGTAACTGGGATTGCAAAAATTGAAGCCAGGCTAAATTCAAGCAATCTTTGAAAGTGCGCTGGTATTTTAGATTCATCTGGTTTAAATATATAGTCCAGATCTATAGTGTCCATGTTGGAAAGTAATTTATCTTCATAAATTTCATAATCAACACGTGGATGGATACCAAAACCAGCAATATAGTTAGCTGGTAATTGATAAGCGTATGTCCATTCATTTAACGGAGAAGAGGTTACTCGACTCAACGTAATCTTAGCAGCGGCAAAACGCCAGCGGTGCTGAGACAATAAACTTTCATAAGTGGTTTCGTATAAAGCGGCGGCTGTATTAGCGCCGGCACCACCATCTGTAAATGAGGCGATCGCACCATGTCCGATCATAATTAAAGCGTTTGAACAAATTTCAATATCTGTTGCCATATCTTTACCTTAAAAAAAAATGGCAGCTAACCTAGTTATAAGCCGCTGCCATCTTAGTTTCAACTTTGTTTTAGTCCTAAGTAGTTAAAAAATTACTCATTCCATTGTCCATGAGCTGTGTGTTGATCCACGAACCAATTTTGCTGGCTGGTGCGATTCATGAACGATAATCATGGTGTCAGCTGATTGAGTCCACTGTAATTCAAATAACTGCGCTGTGGTATAAGTAGTTGTTATATTCGTTTGTAAAACATCGTCTTTATAAACAGCTATGTTGTTGTTCGTAAACACCATTAAGTAAGTTTGCTCAACATTAAAAGCAAACGCAGCTAATCTTGACTCAGTATCTATCGTGCTAACGTATTTAAGACCGGGGCGACGTTTCATACCACCCTGCGGCAATGATTGCACATTAATAGCTTTGGCTGCACCTTGATAGAAGTGTTTTAAATCGGTACGCGCAACAAGCCTCGGATCTAATACACCACTATTAAAACTGGTTTGTAGGCTAATGACTCTAGGCATTAATATCTCGCATCAATCAGTGGTGAGTCAATAATCGCATCAGACGGTCGTGCTTGTGAATCTGTAAATCTAGCTCTTCTGAGTTGACTTTCATACATCTTGCGGTACTCTTCCGCCTTGGTTGAATTATCCGTAACCGGAATAGCAAAAATAGAAGCTAGATTAAACTCTAGCAATCGTTGAAAATATCCTGGCAATGTAGTCTCGCTAGGCTTGAAGATATAATCAATGTCCACTGCATCAGTATTGCTATACAGTTTATCTTCAAAGATTTCGTAGTCCACCCTTGGGTGAATACCAACTCCAACAATATAATTTGATGGTAGTTGAAAAGCGTTCGTCCAGTCGTTGAGTGGCGTCGCTGTTAATTTGTTGAGTGTTGCTTTTGCAGAGGCAAATCGCCATCTGTATTGAGACAATAAACTCTCGTATGTAGTTAAGTAAAGTGCGGAAGCGGTATTAGCACCTGCACCACCGTCTGTGAATGAAGCAATAGGCCCATGCCCGACCATAATTAGTGCATTACTGCAAATTTCAATGTCTGTTGCCATATCTTTACCTTAAAAAAAAATGGCAGCTAACCTAGTTATAAGCTGCTGCCATCTTAGTTTCAACTTTGTTTTATATCCTTTAAGCTTCGTTCCACTTAACAGATACGATACCGTCAGCATCTCTAGCGACTGCACCAGCTTTCATCATGCCGTTACATAACCATGATGTTTTCTGAGGAACCCAGTCAACTTTAGCTGATACTTCCATACCAACCGCAAGACCAACTGCTGAATCGTGCCAAGCGAAGCCTTCACGAACATTAGAGACAAGATCTAAGCCACCTTCTGAACGTGTTTCAATCGTGTGGAATTGAAAACCCATAAAGGTATTAACTTCACCGTGCATCAANTCTTAGTTTCAACTTTGTTTTAGTCCTAAGTAGTTAAAAAATTACTCATTCCATTTAACAGATACGATACCGTCAGCATCTCTAGCGACTGCACCAGCTTTCATCATGCCGTTACATAACCATGATGTTTTCTGAGGAACCCAGTCAACTTTAGCGGAAACTTCCATACCGATTGCAAGACCAATCGCTGAATCATGCCATGCGAAGCCTTCACGAACACTAGAAGCAATGTCTAAGCCACCTTCAGAACGTGCTTCAATCGTGTGGAATTGAAAGCCCATAAAGCTATTAACTTCACCGTGCATCAATGCGCGAACACCGTTGTAATCTGCACTCTGTATTTGAGTAGTGCCTAATAGATCACGTAAGCCTTCCGCTGAAATAGCGAAGTGACGACCACCAGACGGAACACCCTTATCAGTCAAAGCTGTTGAAGCTTGAATCAAGTTATCAATCGTTAGACCGATAGTTGATGTAGAGTTTTTAGCGATCGACGTACCGGCTGTTGCAGCATCTAACGCATCAAGAATGATCTGATCCATTCTACGANTAATAGATCACGTAAGCCTTCCGCTGAAATAGCGAAGTGACGACCACCAGACGGAACACCCTTATCAGTCAAAGCTGTTGAAGCTTGAATCAAGTTATCAATCGTTAGACCGATAGTTGCTGTAGAGTTTTTAGCGATCGACGTACCGGCTGTTGCAGCATCTAACGCATCAAGAATGATCTGATCCATTCTACGACCAAGTGCGCCAGCAATAGTAGTTTGTAGTTCTGTCTTTTCATCGAAGTTGACTTCTTTAGCATCAAAGATGTCAGTGTATTCTGGTGCATTCCAGTTAGCTAGCGTACAGCTAATTAACGAATGAGCTACACCCATGGCTGTCACATCAGCAGAAGTTGCCTTCTGGTTTGCTGTGCCTTTGCCCATCTTACGGAATTTGTAAATATCGGCCTGAACATCGTTACGTGTTGTTACAGTGCCTCTTAGTTGACCAGCGGTTTGAAACGCGTGTTTCACCTCTGAATCGAATAGCTGCTGTGCAGCAGCGGATAAACTTGCAGACATAATTGTCTCCTTATATAATTAAATTGTCATACCTTTTTTCCGGGTATCTGCTTTGCAGGCCGATAGTCCTAGCTGGTATGGGCTTCAATTAGAAGGTGTCCACTATGCTGGGTTTGATACTTATTTTATCACAAAGATAAGTTTATTATCTATGTATCGTCTTTTCGTTATATATCGTCATCTGCGAGCAGCGCTATAGCCTCACATAACTCCGATTTAATAATATCGTAATGCTCTGTATTAACCAGCGCTACAACGTTTAACCAGAGTTTCTGATTTGGCGCGTTATCTCTGCGGCCGGTAATATCTAAAAAAGTATCGTAATTACAAACGAACGCGATCGTCCTCATTTCTGGTCTTGCTGTCATTCTTCCCCCTGGAGATCAACTCATCGCACATTTCTAATAACGAATCGCATAAAGCTTCTCTTATGCCTTGATCTTTTACATTTCTAAGCTGCCGAATCATCGGCTTTAAACTTTCATTAATCATTTCTACACTCACATTGTGGCTGAACCATCTGCTGCCCCATTTGCATCATTTGCTGTGGTACTGTGAAGAACCTATCGAAAAACGCATAACCTGCCGTCGCAATCAACATTCCTACAAAAAAAATTACAACACATTTCTTTTTCATTTAATAACCTTCATTACGTGGTGAACATAGCGCCATGCAGGTCC